CCGGTAACTGGTAGGCATAACGCCAGAAGCTGCCCGGTGCGGTGACCAGCTGCGCCAAGCCGGTCTTCTTCATCGAGAAGCTCCAGCGGTACATGCTCAAGGTCATGTCGCGCACATCGGGATAGAGACGGTCGCAGACAGACGATTCATCGGTGCCATCGTTGAACGATGAGATCGCCTTCGCGCCCAGCAGAATCAGCGCATCAGAACTGATCGAAACCCCGGTGTCGCCCGCTGCCATGTCATTCCCTCAATGTGAGAAAGGCCAGCCTCCAATTACTCAGAAGCTGGCCCTCTTGCATCAGATCCGGTTAGTCCGTATCGGTGTTCGACAGGGTGGTCCCGTCAGTCACATCCACAACACCGGATGCGTTGCTGACCACATAGACCAGCGTGACAACCGCGGTGGTCCCGGTCGAGGTGACGCAGTGAATGATGTCGCCCACCTCGAGCAAACTCGACAGGCTATTGAAATAACCCGAGGTGTTGACATCGGCGATTGCGTCGGCAGTTTTGTAAGCGTACATCGAGGGCGCGTTGCCACGCTTGCTCGCGCTATACGCGGTGAACCCATCTGCAGCGTATGCCATTGCAGTAATCTCCTATCAAGCCGCAGCCGCGGTGTCGCGGGCGGTGATCTTGACGATACCCTCGGCATCGATCGCAACCGAACCCGCCGAGAACAGAGCATTGACCAGCCAGCTCGTCTTCTCGGGAATGTAGTTGATCTCGGTGCGAGGAGCGATTCCCTCGGCATACCCAATGGCATCACGGTGGAACGCAAAGAGCGTCCGATCCGACGATCCATCGATTGGCAGGCCACCCTCAGAACGATCACCCAAGACATGGAACGTAAAGCCCATGTACTGGTTGATCTCACCCTGCACCAGCGCCTTCACCGTATTGAAGTCAGAACTCGTCACCGAGGTCTGCTCCAGCATCGAAGCCAGCGAGTTTGCGTGGATGATGATGTTCCGACCTTCAGCCGGGACGTTCTTGGTGTTGAGGATCTTCGCGGCTTCGCGCAGCTTGGCGATGTTCATATTGGTGTTTGCGCCACCAATCGAGTTCGCCACCGTGCCGGTGCCAGACGCAGCATTCAGCGCGTCGAGGATCATCTGATCCTGGCGGCGACCGATTGCAGCGCCGACCACCTGGGCCAGCTCTTGACGCTCATCGAAGTTGACCTTCTGCTGCGAGAACACATCCGAATATTCGGCAGCGTTAAAGTCGCTCAACGTGCAGGTGACGGTCGAAAACCCGACGTTCATCGGGGTGACATCGGTCTGAGTCACGCGAGCCGTAGCCACGCCGCGACCGACTTTCGGGAATTTGACGGTTGAGCCTTCGACACCTCGACGCTGACGAACCGCACCCACCAGCATTGCTTTGCCCTGGTAGGCTTGTTTCACCTCAGCATCGAACAGAGTCACAAAGGCGTTTGAAAGAGAAACGCTCATTTGATTACCTCATTCGGTTGATGATCAGGGTTGTCGCGCTGGTGAGCCGCTACTGCGGGCCTCGCTTGCTGATTACGGTCAGCCACTCGTCGGATTCATCCGCTGTCAGGGTCGAGACATTGCATCCCGATATGCCTTACCTATCAAGATAACCGAAACGATATCGCATTGCAAGCAGACAAAAAAACACCCGGACGGAGCCGGGTGCAACCCGCGCTGAGCGGGAAGGAGGAGACGCGAACCAACAGGGTGATTATTGCACAACCGCAGCGAATAGTCGCTCGACCTTCTGCCGGTAGGCAGCATCGGTCTTGTAACGCGGATCGCCGACCATCTGATACAGCTCTTCCTTGCTCGGGGCGTTCTCCATCGGCATCGACTGAATCGGCACCCGGCCCTCGTAAGTCTCGCGGAGCTTCATCATCATCCGCAGACCTGCAGCGGTGCCGTTGGCGATCTTGAACTCTTCCCAATCATCGCTCGAGAAGATCCCCTTCTTGACCATGCCGCGGCCCCACTCGGCCATGCCGTTGACCATAGCCTGGCCATTCGGCCCCAGCTTCTTCAGCTCGGTGCCGGGATCAACGATATCGCCTGACATCGTGTCCTTCGCCCGTTCCTGCAGCTGCACCACCAGATCGTCGAATGATGCCTGGCTGAGTCCGTTGTCCTTCGCCCAGCTGGTCAGCACCTCGGCCATCGGGTTGTCGGCAGCGGCTTCGCCGAACTTGCTCAGATCGTACTTTCCATCAGCCGGTGCGTTGTGCGCCCCCTTGCTGATCTTCGCTCGCAGATCCCGCCAGGACTTGGCGATACCCTCGAGATCCGGTTCGTTGTCGTCCTTCTTCCAGAAGTTCTCCGGCCAGTAGTCCGGTCGCTGCAGCGGTTCGTCATCCGTTGACGATGCGGCAGCAGCTGGCGCAGCCTCCTTGTGGCTGATCTCTGTCCTGCTCGGTTCAGCAGGCGCTGCTTCGGGTGCTGCTGCATCGAGTAGGCTGGCGCTGCCAGGCTCGTTTGCTTGCTCGCTCATAGTTTCCTTGCTCGTTGAATCCGCGCAATCAATCCCCGGATCACATCCCGCTGACCTTCAGCAAAGTATGCGAACGATGGATCAGTACCGGGCGCGGCGACCGGCACATCGACGTAGGTGGCCTTCAGCGCCATCAGCAGCTTCTGGCCATCCTCAGTTCCGAATACCCGCATGGTCAACCTGTCGAGGTCGTCCCTGCTCTGCTGGACATCGCGCACATCCAGCGTGATCGCATCGAGTTCGTCCCAACTCATACCGCAACGCTTCCAGCCATGTCAGTCTGCGACATCACCCACGCATAGCACTTGTCGAGAAACGCTGCACCCTGCTGCGCCTCAATGTCATCAAGCGGAGTGTGATAACGCCTGAAATCAACCTCTCGCGTGTCGTCCTCGGGTGTGGCCGTGCCATACCCAGCGATGTCGATCATCACCGAGAACTTTGCGCCACCGGCTCGCTGCCGAGAGATCGAAGCAGTCACGATGCGGAAGTATGCCCCGGCAAACGGAATGCCGTACTGAGATTGCGTGAGGTCGATTTGAATTGCCATGATCTGTCCTTATGCGTAGGTCACTTCGCTGGTCTGGATCGTTGCCACCCAGCGGATATTTGTCGCTGCCGCTCCGGTCGCCGTTACAGCCAGACCACCGTTCGTCGTGTCTGCTGACAGGGCCAGCGTCCATCCGGGCGTATTGTCGATTGCCGTGACCGTCGATGCGACCAACGTGGTCGTGCCAGCAGTTGCTTCGCGCCGGATCAGCCCTTCCACTTTCCACGCTGCGGATGCTGTGCCGCCAGACGCTTGCTGACGCGCTACTACCGTGCCAGTGAATGCGTAGGCAGAGTTGTTGGGGAGGATTACTTGGTTTGTTGTTCCAGACGCGTTGTTGTCAGAGGTTAAAACAGTGGCTGTTGCGTTAGTTGTTGCACATCTAAGTACAAATTTGCCTAATTGAGCATCGCCATTTGAAGCAAAGTAACCTGAAGCATAAGCATCTTTGCCGTAAATTGAAGACAAACTGCGATACCCTCTTGCAGTTGATATTGATCCGGTACTTTGTACTTGATAACCAAAACTCATCGCACCTGTGCCTGTCGCTTCCACTAAATATCCAATAGCACATGATCCAGTTGTAGTAGCCTTTGCTTGATACCCTATTGCAATTGAGTTGCTCCCAGTAGCCCCGTATGTACTCGTATTATTCGCCATTGCAGCAGCGAACGAATTGGAGCCTGATGCGTAGGAACCACCGAGCGCCATTGCGCCGGAGCCTGTTACGGCTTGAGAACCTTGAATACTTGAATTTATTCCGATTGCTGTGCTATAACTAGCTGACGCTGTTGGCCCTCTTCCTATTGCTACAGATGAATCCCCGGAAGCTAATGTGGCTCGTCCAATAGAGACTCCATTAGCACCTGTAGCCCTAGAAAAATTCCCTAGTGCGATTGCTTCTGTTCCACTCGCTTCTGGTCTGGTATCCCCGGCAGTAATATTGTCGGAGTACCCGCGCATCGTCTTTTTATCGCCTGTCTGCCAGTTTGTACCATCGCAAACAACTTGAGTGCCTTCACCGCGCATGAGTACCAACGTAGTTCTTGAATCAATCGTTTCGCTTCCATTAGGATCAATAGTTATCGTTCCAGTCCCGGTATTCCACACCCAGCAGTTGAACCCACTCCCCAACGTAGCAGCAGCAGTCAGGCTAACCGTGAACGTGCCACTGGTGCAGTTGATGATCGTACCGAGGTCGCCAGCGACAACGGTATACGCACCAGTCTTGTTGCTGATCGTGATCGGAGATGCGCCGCCGCCGACCGGCGAACCGTTTAACAGCAGGCTCGTCCCGTTTGATGACAGTGTTACTGCCGATCCGCTTCCAGTGTTGTCAATGTTTACTGCACCCATGTTCTACCCGTAAAAGATTTCTGAGGTTGTAACGGTAGCGCCCCACCGAATATTTGTTGCTGCTGCACCTGTAGCTTCAATTTTTAAAGCGGCATTTGTTGTGTCCGCAGACAACACAACCGTCCAAGCAGACGCTCCAGCAGAAGCACTTAGTCTGTTTACGTTATGCGATCCAAGTGTAGTGCTGGCTGCGCCAGTGTTTCTCAATATAGACCCTTTTATTTCCCAAGCAGCGTAATTTGTGCCGCCAGAAAGTTGTTGCCTAGCAATAATGGTGCCGTGAAAGCTAAAAGAAAAACCATCAGCAGACAGTACAATTTGATTGTCAGTAGACGGAGAACTGTTGTCTGTAGTAAGCACTGCTGGAGTTGCATTAGTTGTCTGTCGCAAGAAAAAATAGATACCGCATTGTGCAGACCCTAAGAACGGGGAAAAAAAGTTTCCTGCAAAAGTTAACTTACCTTCTATGTCTGATATAGATTGCAAAATAGCAACCGACTTGTCAACAGTTGCTTTGGCATTAAAGCCCAGCGCAAGTGAATATATACCTGTGGCTTGGGCCGCAGAACCTATTCCAACCGAATCCTGATCGGCTTTGGCAGAACTTCCAATCGCTACTGCATTATCACCAAGTGCTCCGTATACTCCTGATACGTCACCGTTTACAGCTGCAAAAGAATCTACACCGGAAGAATAGGCCGATCCAATTGCAATAGAACCGTCGTTATTTGCTACAGGAGCTACACCCCCATTCCCTAACCCAATAGCAAGAGCGTTAGTAGTTGTTGAATTGTTGTTTACCGCTTGTTCTGCCGGATACGTCAGGAACACATCTTTGCTTCCTGCACCCCAGTTAACAGCAGAACCAGAATTGCTGGACTCTAAAATTGTATCTCGACTGAGAGTCGTACCAGACAACGTATACGTCCCGATACCGACCTCCCAGTTCGTACCATCCGTGACCGTGTAATAGGTCGTGTTTCCATCGCCAACAACGGAAAACGATTGATACCCAACCTGCGCCCC